AAATGGACCTCTATAAACTCACAAGAAGATGTGGCTAAAGTCGAAACTATTCTACCACGTATAAATCTCCAAATGGTAGATTTCGTTTATAACCCAACGTTTAAAACGAATATATTGAATAACTCTCTTTTGAGTAAATCGACTAAGGATATTGTAGACCAATACAACCCATCACCAATTAAAATGATTTTTGAACTGAGCATCTTTACTCGTTATGAAGATGATATGTTCCAAATTGTTGAGCAAATTATTCCATATTTTCAGCCGCATTTTAATACGACTATGATTGAGCAGTATGGGCAGGATATTCCATTTGAAAGGGATATTAAAGTCGTATGGATGGCAGCAGCAATGGATGAACAAATAGACGGTGATAATTTATCCCGTCGACGTTTAGAGTGGTCATTAACATTTGAAGTAAATGGATGGATGTATCCTCCGGTAGGCGCAGCTGAAGGCCTTATTAAAACGACTTATCTTGATTTTCATGCTAATGAACGAGACCTTCAAACAGCCGCCAGTGTTTTTGAATCAGTTGATACAGAAATTAAACCGAGAGACGTTGAAGCACAAGATTGGAATGGTGAAGTTGAACAAACTTATACTCATGATATTCCAATCCCGACTCCACCAACCCCTCCTGGTCCTAGAAAACAATAAGAGGTAAATATGGAAGGTCTAGATATTAATAAGCTTTTAGATATCTCTGACCTCCCTGGAATATCTGGGGAGGAAGTAGAGGTATATGCTCCTTTACAATTGGTGGAAGTTCAAAGTAATCCTCAAAACCGCACCCCGGATTTGGAAGATGACTATAGCGTTGTTCGTAAGAATATGCACTTCCAACAACAAATGTTAATGGACGCTGCCAAGATTTTTCTTGAGACGGCTAAAAATGCCGATTCTCCTCGTCACATGGAAGTATTTGCAACTCTTATGGGGCAAATGACTACGACGAACAAAGAAATACTGAAGCTTCATAAAGATATGAAAGAAATCACGTCTGAACAGGTTGGCACTAAAAGTGCTGCTCCATCTAGTCAGATGAATATCCAAAATGCTACAGTGTTCATGGGCTCTCCAACAGAATTAATGGAAGAAGTAGGAGATGCTTACGAGGCTCAAGAAGCTCGTGAGAAGGTGATTAATGGAACAACCAGTTAACGCATTGAATGATAATCACCCATTGAATGAAGGTGACAAAGTTGTTATTCTACCACCTCATTTAGCTGAACGTAAAGAAGAAGATGGTATCAATTGGATTAAATCCCAATGGGATGGTAAATGGTACCCAGAAAAATTTAGTGATTATCTACGTATAAACAAAATAGTTAAAATTCCTAATAACTCAGATAAGCCTGAATTATTTCAAACATATAAAGATAAGAATAATAAGCGTACACGGTATATGGGTTTACCAAACCTTAAAAGAGCAAATATAAAAACTCAATGGACTTATGAAATGGTCGCTGAGTGGAAAAAATGTCGCGATGACATTGTATATTTTGCTGAGACATATTGTGCTATTACCCATATCGACTACGGTACAATTAAAGTACAGCTTCGTGACTATCAACGTGATATGCTTAAAATAATGTCTTCTAAACGTATGACTGTTTGTAACTTGTCACGTCAGCTAGGCAAAACGACTGTAGTAGCTATTTTTCTTGCACATTTTGTTTGCTTTAACAAAGATAAAGCAGTAGGTATTCTTGCACATAAAGGCTCAATGTCGGCGGAAGTATTAGACCGTACAAAACAAGCAATTGAATTACTCCCTGATTTTTTACAACCAGGTATTGTTGAATGGAACAAAGGGTCTATTCAGTTAGACAACGGTTCCTCAATCGGTGCTTATGCTTCATCCCCAGACGCCGTTCGTGGTAACTCATTCGCAATGATTTATATCGACGAATGTGCGTTTATTCCGAACTTTATTGATTCATGGCTTGCTATTCAACCTGTTATTTCTTCAGGTCGTCGTTCAAAAATTATTATTACAACCACACCAAATGGATTAAATCACTTTTATGATATTTGGACTGCAGCTGTTGAAGGTAAATCAGGATTTGAACCTTATACCGCAATTTGGAATTCGGTTAAAGAACGTCTATATAACGATGAAGATATTTTCGACGATGGATGGCAGTGGTCTAAACAAACCATTTCAGCCTCTTCATTAACACAGTTTCGTCAAGAACATACTGCAGCTTTCGAAGGGACGTCAGGTACACTTATTTCTGGTATGAAATTGGCTATATTAGATTACATTGAAGTTACACCTGATAGCCATGGATTTCACCGGTTCAAAAAGCCTGAGGAAGGACATAAATATATTGCGACGTTAGACTGTTCTGAAGGTCGTGGACAGGACTATCACGCAATGCATATTATTGATGTTACGACAGATAAATGGGAACAAGTTGGTGTTCTACACTCTAATACTATTTCACACCTTATCCTCCCTGATATTGTGTTTAAATATCTAATGGAATATAACGAATGTCCAATTTATATTGAATTGAACTCAACAGGTGTTTCTGTCGCTAAATCGCTTTATATGGACCTTGAATACGAAAACGTTATTTGCGATTCAATGAATGATTTAGGCATGAAGCAAAGTCGTAGAACTAAGCCTGTAGGTTGCTCCACATTAAAGGACCTTATTGAAAAAGACAAGCTCAAAATAAACCATAGGGCTACTATTCAAGAATTCAGAACGTTTAGTGAAAAGGGTGTATCTTGGGCAGCTGAAGAAGGTTACCATGACGACTTAGTGATGGGCCTTGTTATTTTCGGATGGTTGACAACGCAACAGAAATTTGCAGACTATGCGGATAAAGATGATATGCGTCTTGCATCAGAAGTATTCTCAAGAGAATTACAGGATATGAATGACGACTACGCCCCGGTTATATTTGTTGACTGTGCAAGTAATTCAGCCGAATATAATCCATCAGCACATGGCCTGTCAATGGTATAAATAAAATAAAGCAAATTAAGAGGAATTAAAATGGCACTTCTCTCTCCGGGCGTTGAGCTCAAAGAAACTACCGTACAGAGTACTGTAGTTAATAACTCCACTGGTACTGCTGCCCTGGCTGGAAAATTCCAATGGGGACCTGCATTCCAGATTAAACAAATCACTGATGAAGTTGCATTAGTTGATATGTTTGGTACTCCTAATACGGATACAGCAGATTATTTCATGTCTGCTATGAACTTCCTTCAATACGGTAATGACCTTCGTGTTGTACGCGCAGTTGATCGTGATACTGCTAAGAACTCATCTCCTGTAGCAGGCAATATTGAATTCACAATCTCTGCTGCTGGTAGTAACTATGCAGTTGGTGATAAAATTATCGTTAAGTATTTGACCGAAACTGTTGAAGCAGATGGTTATGTCACTTCAGTTGATGTCGATGGTAAAATTCTTAACATTTATATCCCGACCGGTAAAATTATTGCTCGTGCAAAAGAAATTAATGAATATCCGGCATTGGGTTCTAACTGGACCGCCGAAGTTGCCAGTTCTTCTTCTGGACTCTCTGGCGTTATTACAATTGGTTCTATCGTAACCGATTCAGGTATTCTGTTGACTGAAGTTGAAACTTCAGAAGAAGCTATTACTTCTCTAACTTTCCAAGAATCTATTAAAAAATATGGTGTCCCAGGCGTAGTTGCTCTTTATCCTGGTGAACTTGGCGACCAGCTCGAAATTGAAATCGTATCTAAAGCAGACTATGACAAAGGTGCTTCAGCTCAGTTAAAAATTTATCCTGATGGCGGTACTCGTGCATCTACTGCTAAAGCAATCTTTGGATATGGCCCACAAACTGATGACCAATATGCAATTATCGTTCGTCGTAACGATGCTGTAGTCCAGAGCGTAGTTCTTTCTACTAAACGCGGTGAACGAGATATTTATGGTAGCAATATCTTCATTGATGATTTCTTTGCTAAAGGCGCAAGCAATTATATTTTCGCTACGGCACAAGGTTGGCCAAAAGGTTTCTCTGGCGTAATCAAACTGGGTGGTGGCTTATCATCTAATGAAACGGTTGACGCTGGTGATTTAATGGAAGCTTGGGATTTGTTTGCCGACCGCGAATCTGTTAATGCGCAGTTGTTTATTGCCGGTTCTTGTGCAGGTGAATCTTTAGAAGTTGCTTCCACGGTTCAGAAACATGTTGTAGCAATTGGTGATTCTCGTCAAGATTGCTTGGTTCTTTGCTCACCACCGCGTTCAACTATAGTTGGTATTCCTGTTAATCGTGCAGTTGATAATCTGGTTGATTGGCGTACTGCGTCAGGAACTTACACTGATAATAACTTTAATGTAAGTTCTACTTATGCTGCTATTGACGGTAACTATAAATATC